CAGTTTGTTGTCCTGCTTGTAGTAATGCTCGTGATAGCCCTTGTAAGCCCTCAGCAGTGCTAGTGTCAAACTGACTAGCTAGGTTCTGTGCAGTCGTAGCAGCAGCTAACTGAGGGTCTTGTACACCCATTAAACCAGCAATCGCTCCAGGTATCATAGCTCCTGCTTTAGCAAAACCTGCTGTAGCTCTCTGGAACGGATCCATCTGAGCATAAGCATTTGCTTGTGCATCAATCTGTTGCTGTCGTTGTTGTATGATTGACTGTGGAGTCACTCCGAATAAACCGCCTACAATATCTGCCATAATGTGTCCTTAATATAACTCATTAGTATATGAACCGGATGTCATTCCTGGTTGTGTTCCAGTATTTCCAAATCCAGAAGTATAAACATTTCCTGATCCATACTCCTGTCTTGCTTGATACGCAGGTGTACTAATCATATTCTGATACCATGCAGGTATTTGTCCTGCAGCATTAGATACAGCAGTACCTAGAGGACTAAATGCATTAGCAGGTTGCATTGTTTTTGCAGCACTTAAACCGCCTTGTAGTAAAGAACTACCTACATTGGCTCCTGCCGTTGCTTGTTTTGCTCCTAATGCTGTTCCTAAATCAAAAGTTTGTTGTCCTAGCCCTTCTATAGATCCTGCAAGTCCTAGTTGAGTTGTTAATGGTCCATATCCTGCAGTAGTTAACTGAGGTACTTGACTTAGTAAGTTAGCACCAGTGCCAAACAATCCAGCACCAAACTGTGTTCTTGCTTGACCGTATTGATCTGCTTGAGCAGCTAACTGAGCATTCTGTCCTGCTAGAGCATTATAATAAGCAGCCATCTGAGGGTTTGCTTGCATGAGTCCTGGTTGTCCTGCACCGTAACCTGCAGCAGTTCCTCCAGTAGCTAAACCAGCACGTCCAGTTTGATATTGTTGATTCTGTATCTGTGATAGTTGCTGTTCACGTCCAGGAGCTAGTAAGCCCTGCTGTTGTCTCATGTAGTCTGCAGCAGCTTGCTCAGGAGACTGTGCAAGATACTGTCCACCTAAGTTAAACAATCCCTGTGCAGCAGGATTTAATGCTTGAGCATATTGTCCTGTTTGTGTAGGATCATAAGCAGTTGCTTGACCCATTGTCCTACCAAAGAGTGCTTGTAACTCAGGAGATAATGTATACCCTGCTCCTGTTACATATCCCTCTGGAGACATTTCAAAGTTAGAACGACCAAAGTTAGTAGTAACTCCAACAGGTCTAAACTTCTGAGCCTCAGCAGCAATTCTAGAAGCCTCTAACTGTGCATTCGCTGAAGTCTGTGCAGCACTCTTAGCTGCATTACCTGATATTGAACTTCCTATTAAGTTTCCACCTATAGCGGCTGCTGCGGCTATCCAAGGCATATTAGACTCCTTCTTTCATAATTAGAACTTCATCTACTTTAGATTCGTCAGTTTCTTCAGTAGCGTGGATACAAAACCATACAGCATCTTCTAACGCTGTAACAGAATGATTCTTATGTTTTTCAACTGTTATACACACTGGTGCGGTATATGTCTGTTCACTATCATCTGTTTTAACAATTACTTTACCACTTGCAAGTACGCTTAAATGATCGTAGTTGTGTGCATGGCTTAAAGCAAAGTAACCTTTAGGCAACATCATCTGTTTAGCATAGACACCGCTAGAAAAATGATGTTGTATACCTAAATCTATTTCAAATGTACCTTTAAGTTGTTGAACTTGTTTAGATATGTTGTGATCTAGAGCATTCATTTAAGCAGTTCTTTTCCACATATATACTACAATGTATGGTTGTAAGTTAGCGTTAGTGCCACTTACTCCTGATGTTGCATTTGTTGTAGCTGTTGCTACAGTAACTCCAGTAGTTACAGTTGATGTATTCTGAACATTCACTTCAGGAGATGCATTTTGTGCTTTAAGATATGCACTAGAACCTCCACCACCTGTAGACCATCCTGAAGCATGGAAGTGTCCAGGGTCTGTTACAGTTGATGTTGATGTAGCTGTATGTGTATGACTGACTACAACAGCATCAGCAGCACCACCAGTTTCTTCTACTGTATCAAAAGCAGCATTTGAGCCATCAAGTCCTACCATGACTCTACCTGCAGCAAAGGCTGTCCAAGTACCAAAGCCTAGTAATGTAGCTGGATTAGTGCTTACTGAAGCATTAATATAGATAGAACCTACAGGATATAATGCTTGCACAGCAACCGTAGCAAACGCTGTAGTAGCTAACTGAGTAGTGCTTGTCCCTGCTGTTGCAGTAGGAGCTGTAGGAACTCCTGTAAACGCAGGAGCTGCCGTGTCTGCTTTAGTAGCAACAGCACTTGCTATAGCAGTAAACTCATTATCTATCTCAGTTCCTTTAACTACTTTACTTGCGTTACCGCTAGGAAGTGTATCCTTAGTTGTAAAGTTAGTTATCTTTGTATAGTTACTCATATTAATCCTTAGAGATTTTTACCTTCTTTTAATAAAAAGTCTACCTTCTGTATTGATAGAGGATAGCCGTTAATCTGTGCTTCAAAGCCTATCTGTAAGACTTTTCCAGCAGTGCCAGCATTAATCTTTTTAGTGTCTAGTTCTACTCCATCAGCATACGAAGCCACGTTATATTCAGCAATACCATACTCTGATACAGGATTAGCAGCTAATGTAATAGTTCCACCTGAAGGATTACGACTATAATCAAAGCCCCACTTAATAGATATAACTTGATTACCGCCACCAATAGCAACTACACCTACTTTCTTGAGAATCTTTACTGTAGTTGGTTTCTCAAAGTCAAAGTAGTTTGTATAATATGACCAGTTATAAGCAGTATCATTATCATAATAGCCAGTGTAGTTACCAATATAACCTGTTTGACCTACATATAACTGTTTTGCAGTAGTTACACAGAATGCTGTAGGATTAATGTTTCTCCAGATAGTTGCTCTAGCAGCACCATTCTCTAGCACACCTCTAGTATCAAAACAATACGTAAATCCTGTAGATGGTAATGCTAATAGATAAAAAGCATCAGAAGGATAATATACTGCTTTAATGTTTGCTTCTGTTTCACTATTAACTTGTACAATTAAGTCATCACGTACATTCTTAGATACATCTCTAAATGGTAAAGACTTTTCTTGGATAATTCTTTGTAAAGACTGTACACCTGTTTCAGATAAGAATAATAAATCTGTACCTGCTATAGACTGTACTGAATCTCTAGCAATACAACCTACACCTTTAATGACATCACTTAAAGTTAAACTAGAAGGAGTAGTAGGATTAGCATAGACAACAATATGTCTACGACACATAATGATTAAGAAGCCATTGTGTGCCACTATAGATACTATAGGATCACCAGTAGGTATTACTGTACTTATGTCTAATGACCCTGAAGTACCTGTTGTAAAGTTAGCAGGGTTTTGTAAATCACTAAAGTATACTGTTTGTGTATCGCCTGTGATATTAGCAACCCATAATCGTCCATAAGCTGTTAAAGAACAGTTAGGCATGAATGTTGTTGTTGTATAACCTGTGGGTAATGTACCAGTGTCACCTAATCGTTGGAAGCCATAAGAACCAGTATGAGTATGTTTTGGACCAGTATCAACTAAAGTCAGTACGTTTCCTGCTGTATATCCTGTTCCAACAGCCGTAGTAGTTACACCTGTGATTGCTGTTCCGCTTACAGTTGCTACAGTAAAGGTTGCTCCAGTTCCAGAACCACCAGTAACGGTAACAGTATCACCAACGTGCCAGTTAGTTCCACCAGTAGTTACTGTGACTCCTGTAATATGACCTGCACCGTTCACTGAAGATACTGTTAAAGTAGCTCCTGAACCAGGTAAAGGTAACTTATGATATACTAATATAGGATGATCTTTTTGTACAAAGATGCAGTGTGCTGATGTATTACCACTATTATCATATGGCATTGATGCTATTTGCCAGTTATCTGCAGTAATCGTATAAGTTAAATTAGCAGAGTTATTTGCATTTCTGATTGCAGAAGCAGTTAATGTTGCTGTACCTGTGTAAATATTATTATTAGCACAAGTAAATAATACATCCGTATCTGACTTAACAAACTCAAAGATAGTTCTTACTGCATAACTACCAAGAGTCGTAGTGTTTACATTGTCCCAACCTTTACGAGCACCAACTCTACCATACTTATCAATAACACAATTAAATGCTTCCAGAGCAAATCCACTAGCAAGCTGCACAGATGAATCTTGAGTGTTTAAACCCATGAATCCTGGTGCTTGGATTGCTCCTGTGAGTATGCTTTCAGCCATTAGTTAGCCGTCCAAGAATCTTCTTCAAGATAACGTCCTGACTCTAAAGCAATAGCGTCACCTAAAGATTGTTTATATAACTGATAGATCTCGTTAGAGTTTAATCCTCCATCTTCACCACGTTCAGCAATAGCCCTTGCTAGTGCTCCAAAGATAATAGGCTCATAAGGAATTAAGACACTATCGGAGTCACCAGATAATGCTACTTGAGGTTTAATGATGTTAAATCGTAGATTGTATACTCCGTTAGGAATAGGATATAAGTCTACTTGTGTATCTCCATTTTCGTCTACACCATTAAAGTTATAATACATTGGTTGATTATATTGAGTAGCATCAATCAAAAATAACTTATCCATCTCATTGGTGGTCTTTAATTCTAAGAAGTTATTACTTGTATCGTCAATCACATCAATAAGTCTAAATCTTTGTCCTGAACCAACTAAAACATAGTTAAAAACACCGTTACTTGTAGAAGCACTTAATGTATCTGATAATGCATTCCAGTTATAAGCGTCTTCTGCTTGTCTCTTAGCATCATTAACAAACTTACCAATTAACTTAGAATAACCACTTTCTTGTACAGATGTTACTTCAGGCTCACGAAGCCTTATCAGTACATCATTAACAAGTTGTATATAATTATAGGTAGCCATAATAGCCTTTTAAATTTAATGAATAGTATACCACAGTTTACTATAAATGTCAAGCACTTTATGCTAACATTTTAGTTGCTATCTCTTTTACTTCAGCAACACGTTTCAACCAACCTTTACCGTAGGTATCAAACGTAGCTAATCCTTGATAGAATCTTGTCTTTTCTATACTAAAGTCTTCTAATAACTTAGTTCCATCAGCAGCTTGAATAGCTTTAAGTGTGTTCTGTCCTAATACACCGTCAGGAATGACTCTTAAAGCCCTTTGGAG